GGCACGGTCATGGCTGTTGCTGCTGCATCGCCGCCGTCCTGCGGGCCGAATCATCAAGAACTATGAACTTGATTTCAGGATTACGCCGTTTCCTGCTCCTCCACAATCTTCAGCAGCTTGAAGGCCTTGGGCTTGCCGTCATCGGCAGGGTTGGCGTTCACCTTGCTCGAAAGCTCAGTGATAGAGGCGTTCGTGTTGAGCGTGAAGACAGTGGTGTTGCGTGCGCTCACGGCGGCACTTGTCGAATCGACGGTGAAGCGGGCCTCGCCTCTCTGCTCCACGGCAACCATGTCCCAGTTGCCGATGCCGATGTAGCGGTCGGAACTCTTCACGTACTTGCCCTGCTGGTTCAGCTCGCCGTTGACGTGGCCGCTGGTGATGTAGTCGAAGCCTGCAATCTTTCCGTCTTGGATGACGGTTCCGCTGGCAGGGTCGCCACCGATGCGCGGACGGAACGACAGACGAGCCTCAGTCACCTTGTCGATGACCAGCTCCGGCGTGCTGGTGAAGCCAAGGTCGGCAATCTCAGCCACCTCGACGGCCAGGTTCTCGGCGAAGTTGTTGTCGAGTGTGATGTTCTTGGCGTTCACGAGAGCGAAGGGCGACTTGAGGTTGTTGCTCCAAGCGGCGTGTGAAAGCAGGTGCTTGGCCCAGGTGATGCGGATGGCCTTCTGGAACTTGAACACCACGAAGGCGTAGAGGTCGAAGGAGGCGTTGTCGATGGCGTTGTTCGACACAGCCACGGCAGCGGCCAGACGCTCGCTGACAGCCTTGATGTTGTCGAAGTTCAGAGCCTGCTCGCCGATGGTCTCTACCTCGCCAGCCACGCGGACTTCCACGTCATCGACGCTGTAGGGGTACACCTCGTCGCCAGTCACGCCCGTAGAGATGCGGAGCGAGCGGGGCAGGTCGATGCCCTCCACCTTCGTGTCCATGAGGTCTTTGATGGTGATGGGGATCAGCCCACCAGCCTTGAGGTTTGCGGTGGTGTTCTGGTCGTCACCTGTGTTGACGATGTTCTGAAGAATGGTGGTAGCGTTCTCGCGGCCTTCCTTCACGCCCTTGATGTACTCGCGCAGCTGCACCGACTTGTCGATGCTCTCGCGCATCTTGGCGAGTTCGGCAGCGTTGACCAGTCCGGCCAGCTTCTCGCGGTTCAATACATGTTCACGCATGAGGGTGTTGTACTCCTGATCCTCCTCTTCGGTGAACTTACGGTTCTCGCGCTTGGCCTTCAGGTCAAGCTCGTCCAACTTGTCCATAATCTCGCGGTTGCGAGCCTGGAGCTGTGTCTTAGTCATTTCTTTCATGTCCTAAAAACGTTTAAAGGGTTAATATTCAAAATCTTCTAATCTCAGTCGGTTCAGTTGGTGACGGCGACGTGCTGCCATCATTTCGCGCTCGCGCTCTTCCTTCTCGGCAAGTTCGCGGGCCTCGCGCTCCTCGTCGGTCTCTTCGGCCTCTTTGGTCTCAGCCGATTCCTCTTTTTCTTCGGCTTCCTCTGCGGCCTTTTCCTCCTCTTCCACCTTCTTCTCGTCGTCGGTGGTTTCCTTTTCATCCTCTTCCTCGCGGTGCTCGATGGTGTCAAGCAGTTCGCGGGCCGAGAGCGAGGTCTGCAAGTAGGCGGGGTCCATGCCCAGCGTCAGGGCGGTGATGGCGCGGAAGTGGGTGTGGCGCACCAGTGGCACCTTGCCTTCGCGCTCCTCGATGTCGTACTTGTCCGGCCAGAACTCAAAGCTGCATCCGTCATAGACTCCGGCCTTGGTCAGTTCGCGGGCACGGATGCCGAGGTCGCAGTTAGGCACGGCCACCTCGAAGTTCACGCCCTGGCTGTCAACGCTCAGACGGGCATTGCCAACGCCGCGCTTGGCACGTCCGAAGGTCAGTTCACGCATGTGGAGCATGTTGATCTTGATGTCCTGCGTGTTCAGGAAGTCCATCGTGGCGGCTTCAGGCGCAATCACTTCGCGGAATGTCTGTCCGTACTCGTCGAGAATTTGGCTTTCAGCATTGAACACGATGGCTCGGCCTGTGATGGTGCCAAGGATGCCCTGCGCAGACTCTTCGCCTGTAGCCTCTCTAAAGGCAAGCTGGCATTCCAGATTTCTGATTTCTCGTTTCTTTGCATCCATATTACTTTTTGAATTGTGTTTACTTATCGTCAATTATGCCGTATGGGGTTTACCCTTCCAAATCAGGCAGACCGCCACCGTTGCCGCCCTGCTGGTTGTCATCGTCGCCCGTGTCAGTGGTCGTGCCGTTGTTTTCGCTCTCGGCAGCCTCCTTTGCCGTGGCCCATGCCAGCTTTGCGCCTGCAATGGCTGTGTTGATTTCAGTGCTCGGACGGTAGGCCACGCGCTTGGTCAGTCCGTCAAGCGTCTGCTCATCCTCCGTCTCAGTCCAGTGGCTGCTGATGGCGGGATAGAGTCGGCCAATCTGGTCGAGGTCAACAATCTTGCCGTTCTTGAGTGCGTCGCGTACTGCATCGAGAGCAAGCCCGAAAGCCAGTGCCAGCTCCTTCGGGTGGAGCGTCGTGTTGTTCGCTGCCTGTGCGCAGATGTCGTCAAACGTGGCTACGCCGTTAGCGATGGCGCGACTGGCGAAACCGTTTATTTTCGTGCGAAGGTTCTTGTTGGCCACCTTCTTGACCTTCAGTGTTAATTGTGCCATATCGTTACGTCAATTTTTATTTGTCCTTACGTTAATTTTCATTTCACGTTACGTTAGTCGGAGATTTTACTTGCCGGGGTTTACTTTATGGTATGAACGGCACCTCAATCTTGTCGGCCACGGTCAGCATCGGGAACTGCACGGCGTTCGGAAACTTCCAGTCCATCCATGCCGATACGATGCGCTCGCATATCTGACCGCCCACGCGGATTTCGTGCGTCAGCGTCGTGAATTCATATTCCCCGATGTGGTAGGCTTTCTCGTTGGCCTTCACCCGCGCCACGATGTCGCCGCCAATCCGTTTCAGGTACTCATTGGCGACCGACCACGCCACCGCGAACATTTCGCGCCAGTCCTCAGTCTTCATAATGGCGATGGAACCAGGGTGAAGGAGGTTGCTGTCGAGAGCCTTCTTCCATGCTTCGGCAAAGTCCGGGTGTTGCTCACAGATGATGTCTGTAATGATGGTGAGGTCTTCAGGATTTCCCCACGTCGCATATTGCTCGCGCATCGTCATTCCGAGGTCGATGGGCTTTGTCGTGATGGCTCCGCTCTCCTCGATGAGCTTGCCCAGTTCAGGCACCTCGTCCATGAAGCCGAGATACTTGCGGTACTGTACAAATCCAATATACTTCGGCAATTCCTTCCGCTTGCTGACACTTCGCATCTGCCACAGCTCGGAGTAGAACAGGCTTGGCACGTTCTTCGGTTCCCCCAACTGACGACTATCCACAACCTCGTAAACGTCGTTCATCACGACAGGCTCAAAGTCGGTGTGCGCACAGACGAAAATCTTGGCGTTTCGGTTGCGCTGGACTTCACTTTCTTCTTTT